GGGGCCGCCGCGAGCGGCGGCCCCCACCACGAGAAAGGGAAAGCGGTATGCCGAAGAGTCCACAAGCCCCGTCGAGAGCGCCGGCGCAGACGAGCGCGGTGACGGCGGAGGGCGTGCAGAAGAAGACGGGGCCGACGTTCGCGGGGAACCCGCCGCTCAGGCCGAACCCGCCCGACAGGGGCTCGACGAACGTCGTCACGGATCAGCGGATGCCGGGCAAGCGCGGCCCGGCGCCCGCCGCGGGCGGCTCGACGCAGGTGCAGCAGCAGCAGCTGCAGGACAAGGGCGGTGCCTGATGGCCGGCAAGAAGCATCCCGCCGAGGACTACGTGGTCGCCAACCAGGGCTTCGCCACCACCTACGAGGGCGAGCCGATCTTCATGCAGAAGGGCGAGTTCGTCCCCATCGACCACCCGTTCGTCGCGGAGCGCCAGGACCTGTTCGATCAGGCGACGCACTTCGGCCGCTTCGACATCCCCGACACCGAGCAGAAGACCGACGAGGAGGAGGGCGAGGTCGAGCAGGCGACCGCCAGCCCCGGCGAGAAGCGAGGCGCCAAGAAGTAGCCGTGACGTCGAACGTCTACCTCACCCCGGCGCAGCTGAAGGCGACGCTCGACATGAGCGGCACCTCGTTCGCGGATGCGGACGTGACGCTCGCGTTGGGCGCCGCCAGCCGCGCCGTCGACGAGATCACGGGGCGCCGCTTCTGGCTGGATACCGGCACCGCCAACGTCCGCTACTACACGCCGCGCTCAACCAGGACGCTGCAGATCGACGACCTGGCGCAGCTCACCAGCGTCGCGATCGACCGCAGCGGCACAGGCACCTACACCGAGACCTGGACGAGCAACACCGACTTCGTGCTGGAGCCGTTCAACGCGCCCGCCGAGAACCCGCAACGCCCCTACGAGACGCTGCGCGTGCGCTTCCTCAGTGGCCGCTGGTTGCCGCCGTACATCGAGCGCAGCGTGCAGGTCACCGGCCAGTTCGGCTGGGTGGCGGTCCCCGACGACGTCACCGCTGCCTGCGGGATCCTCGCCTCGAAGCTGCTTCGCCGCAGCCGCGAGGCGCCGTTCGGGATCGTGATGGCAGGCATCGACAGCGTCGCCGCGATGCGCATCGGGCGAACCGACCCTGACGTCTACATGCTGCTGCGTGACTACTCGCGGCACGAGCCGTTCGTATGACCAGCCTCGCCTCGATCCGCAGCGGCCTGGCAAACAACCTGGCGACGCTCAAGACGACGTACCGCGACATGCAGGTCTCGCCGTACGTGCTCTCGAACCCGACGCTGCCCTGCATCTGGATCAAGCCGACGCAGGGCGCCGTCACCGAGTACCACCAGGCGATGCAGGACGGCCAGGAGACGTGGACGCTGAGCGTGCAGGCGTTCGTCGGGTCCGGGCTGGACATCGCCGCCCAGACGGTGCTCGACGAGCTGCTCGCGACCAACGGTGGGCACTCCGTGAAGGCGGCGATCGAGGCTGATCGGACGCTCGGCGGCACCATCGACTGCCTGATCGTGCGTCGCTGCATCTCCTACATCGAGTACCAGCGCCCCGACGGCAGCCTCGCCCTGGGCGCGGAGTGGATCGTCGAAGCCAGCTAAAGGAGACGGAATGGCAACCCTCACCACGCAGGTCATCAACCGCGCCGGGACGGTGATCACCGCTGCCGCCGCCGCCGGCGGCGGGGACGCCATGGCGTGCGGGTCGGGGATGATGCTCGAGGTCGTCAACGGCGGCGGCGCGTCGATCACCGTCACCCTGGTCATCCCGGCGGCGCGCACGTACGAGCCGAACGTCGCGATCACCAGCCCGGTGATCTCGGTCACCAACGGCACGACCCGCTGGATCGGCCCGGTCGACGCGGCGACCTTCGCCGACCCCGTCACCGGGCTGTGCACCATCACCTACAGCGCCGTCACCACGGTGACGGTCGCCGCCGTCCAGCTCGCCCAGCCCTAGGAGGATCGCGTGACGACCTACACCATCGCGTCCGACGAGGGCGCAGAGCGCTACCAGGCCGAGCCCGGCGACAGCGTCGAGCTGGAGCTCGAGCCCGGCGAGGAGCTCGCCGTCGTCGCTGCCGGCTGGCTCGAGAAGCCCACCAAGAAGGCGAAGGAGGCGAAGGACTGATGGCGATCACGGTTCTCACGAACGCGCAGGTGATCATCAACGGGGTCGACCTGTCGGACCACGTCTCGAAGGTCACGCTGACCGACAACCGCAACCCGGTCGACATCACGGCGATGGGCGCCGTCAACACCGCCGTCACCAAGGGGCTGGGGGACGGCAAGGTCAGCCTCGACATGTTCCAGGACTTCGCCGCCGCCAAGGTGCACGCCACCCTGCAGCCCCTGATCTCCTCCACGACACCGGTCGTGATCGAGGTGCGGCCCGCCAACGCGCCGCGCTCGACGACGAACCCCGCCTTCCTGATGAGCGGCCTGCTGATGGGCTACCCGATGCTGGACGGCAAGGTCGGCGACGCCAACAGCGCCACGTATGAGTTCGTCAACGGCGCGCAGGCCGGCGTCACCTACGCAACCTCGTAGCCCAGCTGATGGCTGACGCTGGGATCAAGATCAACGGGCGGCACTACCCCATCCCGCAGTCGCTGCGGATCGGCGAGACACGCATGATCAAGCGCATGACGGGCCTCAACCCGCCGGACTTCATGCAGGCCCTCGGCGAGCTGAACCGGACGCAGGATCCCGACGTCGGCGCCGCTCTGGTGTGGTGGGTGGTGCACCGCGAGGATCCGAGCTTCGGGGTCGAGCAGATCGACAAGCTGGAGTGGGGTCAGATCGAGGGCGAGGACGACGACGAGGCGGTCGCGTCGCTCGACCCAAAAGACGGCGGCGTGATGAGCGCCAGTTCACCCAGATCTGTCGACGCCTCACCGAGCTCTCTGGCCGGGCCTGGGGCGATGATCCCTGCGAATGGTGGCGGCCCGGTCTTGGTGCCCTCGGACCGTCCGACATGGCCATCCTGACGATCCCGCAGGCGCTGGCCGCGTTCGAGCACGCCCAGGCAGGCGCGGCGTGAGCTTCGAGGTGATCACGCACGGCATCAAGGAGCTGCGAGGCGCGTTCGAGGACGTCAACGTCAAGGTCGACCCCGTCCTCGGCCGGGCACTCTCTGCGGCGGCGATCCCCGTCAAGGAAGAAGTCAAGCGGCGCGCCGGCCCCTTCTCGGAGCGCACCGCGGCCGGCGTCCGCATCCGGCGGCGTGGCACGATCGTGCGCGTCGAGCAGGGCCAGAAGAAGACGACCGGCTTTCACGCCCGCTACGGCGCCTACCAGCAGCGTCACTTCTTCGACCCCGCCCTGGCCGACAACCAGGAGCTGGTGATCGCCGCCAGCCGCAAGGCGATGGACGAGATGGTCGAGCGCGTGAACGGGCTGCCCTGATGGCCACCATCCTGGTCGAGATCCTCGGCAACGCCAAGCAGTTCAAGGAGGAGCTGGACGGCGCCGTCAAGTCGACCGACAAGGCCAACAGCGGGTTCTCCAAGATGAAGGTCGCCGCCGGCGTCGCCGGCGGCATCCTCGCCGGTGTCGTGGTCGAGGGCCTCTCGAAGAGCGTGGAGGCGGCGCAGAAGGCGCAGGAGGAGACCGGCAAGCTCAACCAGGCGTTCGACAACGCTGGCATGAGCGCCAAGAAGATGGCGCCGTTCGTCGACAACCTCGAAGCCTCCCAGCGCAAGCTCGGGTTTACCAACAACGACACCCGCGGGTCGCTCACGAAGCTGGTGACGGCGGGTGAGAACGCCACGCAGGCGCACAAGGACATGGGGATCGCGTCCGACCTGGCTCGCTTCAAGAACGAGTCCCTGTCGGATGCGACCAGTCAGCTGATCAAGGTGCACGCCGGCAACACGCGCGCCCTGAAAGAGCTCGGGATCGTGATCCCGCCCGTCACAACAGCCACCCAGAAGCTCAAGGACGAGGGCGTCAAGAACACGACCGCGCTGGGCCGTCACGAGCTCGCGCTGGCCGCCGTCAGGGACAAGATGGCGACCGGCGCCGAGGCGGCGCAGATCCTTGCCGGCAAGGTCAAGGGGCAGGCCGACGAGTTCTCGAAGAGCTCCGAGGGTGGGATGGCGCAGTTCCACGCCCAGGTCGGCAACATCGAGGAGAAGATCGGCTCGGGGCTG